AAGGTATCGGTTAGTAACTGTTTGGTAACTGTTACTAACCGATACCTTAACCGGTACTTAGTAGAAAGGAAGGTAAAAATGAGTGATCAGAAGAAATTAAGTGCTGAAAAGTATTTACAGCAACTTGAAGTGTTAGATACAAATATCAATCAGAACTTAGAACGTCTTGCAGATATGCAAATAAATATGTGCAATGTAGGCGGTATTGATTATTCTGCTGAAAGAGTGCAGACAAGTCCATCGGGTGACGGTTTGTGTAAAGGTGTTTCTGCTTATGTAGATTTCAATAACAAGATCAATGAAGAAATAGATAATTTTATTGATGCCAAAAATAAAATCATTCAGGAAATTAGAGATTTACATGATGCAGATTATATTCAGGTGTTATTCAAAAAGTATGTGCAGTTCAAAACACTGACAATCACAGCTAGAGAAATGAAACGATCATATAATTATGTGTTGAATGTACATAAAAAAGCACTTGCAGCATTTGAAGAAGCCTATGAAAACCTATATTACTATTATTAAAACCTATATTTGTGCATATTTTTGTATAATAAAGTGTAAAAATGTATATCAAAGTGGGTTGTTTGTATATTCACATTCTGATATAGTGTATCTTAGAAAAATTTTCAAAGCATCTTTGTAAGAAATTACAGAGGTGCTTTTTCTATTGCTTATTGTCTTATGTGCTGCAAGGTATGCCTTCCTCTCACCTTGCAGCACTTTTTGTTATACAAATGATAGAAAGGCGGTGTTGTTATGGCAAAAAAAGGCAAATTAACTGAAAAGCAACAACGTTTTGTTGATGAATACCTGATTGATCTGAATGCAACACAGGCAGCTATTAGGGCAGGTTATTCAGTAAAAACAGCGGATGCAATCGGATGTGAAAACTTGACAAAACCTAATATTCAACAGGCTATTGCTGAACACATGGCAGAACGGTCACGAAGAACCGGAGTGAATCAGGATAGGGTTGTATTAGAGCTTGCCAAGATTGCATTTGTCAGAATGACAGACGTTGTTGACAGTAACGGAAGAATCAAACAGGATGCATCTGCTGATGATCTTTCCTGTATTGAATCAATCAAATATAAGGAATCTGATAATGAGTTTGGTGGAAGTGTTGAAAGAGAAGTCAAGATTGCTTCCAAGATGAAAGCCCTTGAGCTGCTTGGTAAACATTTAGGTATGTGGAATGATAAGTTAGATGTGAATGTGACAGCCCCTATTGTTATTTCAGGAGCAGACGCACTTGAGGACTAAATACAGGCAGCCATCAAGTCAATATGTATTTGGTTATCAGAAGTTCATTCTGATGCCGGAAGATTACAAGGCTACAAAGTCTGGTAAGGTTAATGTGAAATTACCGGAAGTAGTCGGTAAGGGTTACGGTACATTTTGGCGGTGGAAAGGTAGATACCGGGCAGTCAAAGGTTCACGTGCATCTAAGAAGTCAAAGACTACAGCATTATGGTACATCACCAATATGATGAAGTACCCTGATGCGAATACCTTAGTTGTCAGAAAAACTTACAGAACACTAAAGGATTCCTGTTTTACTGAATTGAAATGGGCTATACATCGACTTGGTGTTGATGCTTTTTGGGATATAAAAGAATCACCACTTGAAATGACGTATAAGCCAACAGGTCAAAAGATTTATTTCAGAGGACTGGATGACCCACTGAAAGTAACATCAATCACCGTTGATCAAGGTGTATTGTGTTGGATGTGGATTGAAGAAGCCTATGAGATCAGCAGTGAAGATGATTTCAATATGCTTGATGAATCTATTCGTGGTGCAATCCCGGAAGGTTCAGACCTGTTCAAACAGATCACCGTTACTTTCAACCCTTGGAATGAACACCATTGGTTGAAGAAACGGTTTTTTGATAACCCTGATGATGAAACCCTTGCACTTACAACCAATTACAAATGCAATGAATGGTTAGATAAAGCCGATCTTAAGGTTTTTGAAACCATGCGGAAACAGAACCCAAGACGTTATGCAGTGGCAGGTCTTGGTGATTGGGGTATTGTTGACGGTCTTGTATATGAGAACTGGCATGAAGAAGCCTTTACACTGGAACAGATCAGACAGCAATACAGTATTGATTCAGCCTTTGGTCTTGACTTTGGTTATACAAATGACCCATCTGCATTATTTTGTGGATTCATTGACACGAAGAATAAAAAGATATTCGTGTATGATGAAATGTATGCAGCAGGTCTTTCCAATGAGCGAATATATCAGAATATCACTGATATGGGCTATGCAAAGGAAAGAATCACAGCGGATTCAGCAGAACCAAAGTCTATTGATCAGTTAAAAGGCTATGGTCTTAGGGTCAAAGGTGCTGAAAAAGGTAAGGACAGTATCAACAGCGGTATTCAGTTTATTCAGGACTTTGAAATCATCATACATCCAAGGTGTGTGAACTTCCTGACAGAGATTAGCAACTACACTTGGGACAAGGACAAGTTCGGTAATAAACTGAACCGCCCTATTGATGACTTCAATCATCTTATGGACGCAATGCGATATGCATTAGAAAAATATATCAAGAAAGGTAACGGCTGGCTATTCTAGCCAATTTGGTGTGCAAAATGGAAATCTTAGGTACAAAGTATGAGTTGATTAAAAATGATCATGGTCTGATAGAAGTAAATGCTGACGGAGAGTGTCAGACTTATGCGAAGGTTATCAGAATCAGACCACTACAGGATATGCTTTACGGTGAAGCAACAGAAGATGAGAGAAAGAAAAGACACAGCGAAGTAATGCGGCATGAAGTAATTCATGCTTTTTTTAATGAGAGTGGTCTTAGTGACTATTCGAACAATGAGGAACTGGTTGATTGGCTTGCAATGCAGTTTCCGAAAATGCTCAAGGTATTTCAGGAGCTTGGTTGTACAGAGTAAGTAGCAGAAAGGGGTGATAAATTGCTTACGATCGAAGAGATAAAGATGTTCATTGATGAAGATGCTGCATCAATGAAAAAGCATTTTGCAAGAATAGGTGAACGCTATTTCGATGGCGATCACGACATTAAAAGTTACAGAATGTTCTACTTCAACAATGACGGTCAGCTTGTGGAAGATACAAGCAGGGCAAATGTAAGGATCACACACCCATTCTTCAAAGAACTTACAGAGCAGGGAACACAATATACTCTGTCAGGTACGGATGGTTTTGTGTTTAGTGATATCCCTGAACTACAGAGTGAACTTGATTCAAGGTTCAACAATAACGATGATTTTATTGATGAACTGTCAGAAACACTTACAGACTGTCAGACAAAGGGTTTTGCTTATATGTACGCTATGAAAGACAGCACTGACAAGTTGAAATTTACATGTGCTGACAGTATCGGTGTTGTGGAAATAGAAGCACGATTTGCAGAAGATAAGAAAGACCATGTAATTTACTGGTACGTTGACCGGGTTGACAAGGAAGGTCACAGAATCAAGAAAATCATGGATTGGGATGATGAACAGGTTGTTTATTATGTTCAGACAGATGAAGGGGAAATACAGCTTGACGATAAAGCCAAGGTGAACCCAAGACCACATATACTGTATCAGGTTGATGGTGATGATAATACTTATATTGATTCACTTGGTTTCTTGCCATTCTTCCGGTTGGATAATAACAAGAAACAGTTCAGCAACCTGAAAGCAGTAAAAGACCTGATTGATGATTATGACCTTATGGCATCCAGTCTTTCCAATAACCTGATTGACTTTGACCATCCATTATATGCAATCAAAGGGTTTGATGGTGATAACCTTGATGAATTACAGCAGAATCTTAAGACAAAAAAGATTGTTGGTGTCGGTTCAGATGGCGGTATTGAAGTACATACAGTAGATGTACCGTATGAAGCCCGGAAGGTTAAGTTAGAATTGGATGAAAAGAACATATACCGTTTTGGTATGGGTCTGAACTTGTCAGGTCTGAAAGATACATCAGCAACAACCAATATTGCAATCAAAGCAGCCTATTCACTGCTTGATCTTAGATGCAAACACCTTGAAAGGAATATCAAGCGGTTCTTGCGTAAGATCGTAGCAGTCTGCATTGATGAAATCAATCAGCAGAACGGTACAGATTATCAGATCACAGATGTTTATTTTGAGTTCACCCACGAAGTAATGAGTAATGAACAGGAAAATGAACAGAATGAACTTACAGAAGCACAGAAACAACAGGTACAAATCAACACCCTGTTATCACTGGCACAGATTTTTGGTGATGATTTGACGATTCAGTATATTTGTGATGTTCTTGATATTGATTATGAAGATGTGAAGGACAAGTTGCCGGATAATGAAGCTGATAAGGTGCAGCAGGTGCAAGATGATCTTGATTCTATTATACCGGATGATGAAGGTGGTGGAATAGGTGAACAAGGCACAGAAGGAAGTACAACAGACACAACTTAACGATGAAAAGAAAGTAATCAAGCTGTTAGAACTGGTATATGAACAGGCGAAAAAGGATTGTGAACAAAAAATCAGGGAACTGTCAGCAAGGACAGACCTTGAAAACCTGCAAAGCATCATATACCAAAAAGAATATCAGCAGATTATGATTGATCAGATTGAATCAATCTTGTATGACCTGCATGAAGGACAGTTTACAACAATAGCTGATTATTTACAGCAATCGTACATAAACGGTTATGTTGGTATGTACTATGACCTGCATCTTAGTGGTATACCTTTGGTTGTTCCAATCAACCAAGATCAGGTTGTCAAGGCAGTTCGTACAGACAGTAAATTGTCAAGCGGTCTGTACACCAAACTTGGTGAAGATGTTGGTTACCTTAAGCGGTCAATTCGTGCTGAACTTTCAAGAGGGATTGCAAGCGGTTCAACATGGAATGAAATGGCATTAAGAATTGCCAAGGGTATGAACAGCCCTTTTCGTAAAGCATATAACAATGCAATACGGATTGCCCGGACAGAAGGGCATAGAATACAGAATGAAGCAGCTCTTGACGGTCAGCATGGGGCTAAGAAAAAGGGTGCTGATATAGTCAAACAGTGGGATTCCACACTTGACGGACGGACAAGGGATGAACACCGGGAATGTGACGGACAGATCAGAGAGATTGATGAACCGTTTGATGTTGGCGGTGAGAAAATGCAAGCACCGGGTGTTGGCGGTTCTGCAAAGAACGTCTGTAACTGTCGGTGCTGTTTACTGCAACGTGCAAAATGGGCTTTAGACGATGATGAACTAAAGACATTACAAGAACGTGCAGCATTCTTTGGATTGGATAAATCAAAATCATTCAATGACTTCAAACAGAAATATTTGAAGTTGCCTGAAAAGGCTGATACAATGAATGTGAAAGAATATGATGTATTGGCACACACCCAAAAGCTAAAGGGTGCAATGAGTAGTTCAGATTATGATGAATACATGAAGATTCTGACTGAACACAGTAATACATCACTTCAAAAATTGTATGCAAAGTATGCCGATAAAATCAACGGTGTAGCATACGGAAAAAATGGATATTATACACCACGTGACAATAAACTTGTGTTTTCATATCCAGCGAAGAAATATATTGAGGGTGGAAAAAGCAAATATGGAACATTAGCACATGAGTATGGTCATTATTTTGACGCAAAAGCTAATTACGATAATACACATTTTTCAGAACTTGATCTTATTAACGGAAAAGTTAAATGGTGTAAGCTGTCAAAGGTTGCAAGTTCATCTGATGAATTTCTTGTTGCTGTAAGAAAAGATAGGGATTTTTTAAAATCAATTTTAACTGATGAAGTGAAAGAAGATTTTAGAAATAATCATGCAAGTGTAGGTGTTCAAGATGCTATTGACGGATTACTTGGAGAATGTATAGCATGGGGGCATGGAGACAAATATTATAATCGTCAATACAGTTCGATGAAACGTCTTAAAGAACATAAAGGTTTACAGGCAGCATATAAAGAACTTGGTATTGATGCAAGTAATCTTAGTAAGGTAGCAAATGAATGTAGGGTTTATGAATCTGCATCTGAAATGTGGGCTAACATCATGGGTGCAGAAGTCAATGGTGGCTCTGAACTGGAATATGTGAAGAAGTACTTGCCAAACAGCTATGAAGCATTCATTGAAATTCTGAAAGGGGTAAAATAATATGAATGAGAAATTACAGAAAGCACTTGAACGGTATAAGGAAAAATTTAATGATGATTTTCCAACTATTCCGTTTGAAAGTCAGGAAGATGAAGAAATCATTGACATTATTGATGAATGTATCGAAGAAAACAAAGACGTTTATGACCTTGGGTACTTATCACTTGACGATATAATGTATTAAAAAGCAAAGGTACAGAATCGTATACCTTTGCTTTTTTATTACCTATATGACCATTATATGAGGTCAGAAAGGGGGATAAAAGGAACATGAAAGCGTTGCACATTCACTTGGTACTGTAGAAAGGTATGGTGATCCTGATTATCTCCCAACTATGGGTTAAATAGTATTTTTAAGGCATCCGCAGGGGTGTCTTTTATTTTGTCCGAAAAAGGCTTATGACGTTTAAACTGCTGCTGAAATGACCCCTGCAACATGGGATATAAACTGTTGACCGTTCCCGGTGACACCGGATATAAAAACATGACGGAGAAAGGAAGAAGAACATGGAATTTTTAAAAGCATTTTTTGGTGATAAGGCTATCACATATGATGAACTGGTACAGGCAATCAATGCCTATAACGGTGATGAAAAGAACAAAGAGAAGCTGATCAAGATGGTCAACCTTACTGATGGTGGTTATGTGTCTAAGGACAAATACACCAACCTTGAAACTGACCTTTCCGGTAAGACTACAGAACTGACAAAGGCAAACAACTTGATTGAAGAACTGAAAAAGTCAGCCGGGAAAGACGAAGAAACACAGCAGAAAATCACTGCATATGAAACAGAGATTGCAGACCTTAAGAAAGAGAATGCAGAACTGAAAACAGAAAATGCATTGAAATTTGCGTTGGTTGCAGCAGGTGCGGTTGATGTTGATTATCTTGTATTCAAGGCAAAGGAAAAAGGTGAAATCAAACTTGGTGATGATGGAAAAATCAAGGGTGAAGATGATCTGATTTCAGGTCTTAAAACACAGCATCCTACCATGTTTGAAGCATCCAATGGCAATCAGCAGCAGAGTGGTAACAGAAAAATTCTTGAAAACAACCTGCCGGGTGGGGATAAAGACAAGACAGTTACCAAAGAACAGTTCCTTAAGATGGGTTACAACGAAAGAATGAAACTCAAAGAGGAAAACCCGGAGTTATTCAAACAGTTAAATGTACACTAAGAAAGGTTAAAATGGTGAATTAAATGGCAAGAACAGGAAATTTTGGCGGTTTTGCTTTTGATGAAGAAGTATTTACCGGGATGATGCAGGAAGCCGACTATTGGACTACACCAATCATTGCTTCCGGTATCGTGCAGCAGGACAGTTCTATTATGGACTTAATCGGTGAGCATGGAAACGTGGCAACAATTCCAATTTATAAACCGATTGACGCAAATGAAAGCGGTATGGAAGCACTGAACAACGATGGTGAAACAAACAACACACCTGTTGAAATCAGCGGTGACAAACAGACTTGTATGCTTATTCAGAGAATGAAAGCATTCAAGGCTAAAGACTTCACAAAGGAATTAACTGGTGCTGACCCTATGACACTGATTAGAAATAAGATTGCAGGTTATTATGGTCAGGTTTGGGAAAAAGAACTGATGAACATTGCACAGGCAGTATTAGCAGTTGCAGCACTTAGTGATCATGTACTTGATCTTACTAAAGGTACTAAGACAAACATTGAAGCAGGTACAATTTACGATGCAGAACAGGCAGCACTTGGTGATATGGCAGGTGGTCTTGGTCTGATGGTTATGCATTCCATGATCTTCAAAGAGTACAAGAAAATGGAAATGGTTGACTATGATAAGTATGTTGTCAACGGTGTAATTCAGAAAGAAATTACATTGCCAACTATCGCAGGTAAACACGTACTTGTAACTGATAGATTTACAGCTACAGGAGCAAGTGCAGATGCGGTTTACAGCACATATCTGTTTGGCGAAGGTGCATTTTTATCTTGCGATAAGAACAACTATGAGAATCAGTATACAACCAACTATGACCCGGAAGCATCCGCAGGTATTGACAAGTTCTATACAAAGCAGGGTAAGGTGCTGCATCCGAATGGTCTTTCTTTAGCAGTTGATCAGATTGCAAAAGAATCACCGACTTATGCAGAACTTGGTAAGTCTGCAAACTACAGCCTTAAGTTCAATACAAAGAACGTTAAGATGGGTCTTATCAAGTCCAAGGTCGGTACAGCAGTTGTCTAAGAAAGGGTGATCTGATGATATTAGCAGTTGATGAAGTGATGAAATTGCCTGAATTTGCAACGCAAAATGAAAAGGTAATTGAAGAAAAACTGAACGCTGCTGAACTTATGATCAGAGCATACACAAACAACAATTTTCAGAATCGGTTTGTTCGGTTCACCGCTGACAGTTTGGGTAACAGACTGCTTGGAACGTCAGATTTTTTGAAAGTAGGTGATACAGTTCAGATTTCTCAGTCAATGGTGAATGATGGATTGTATAAGATCACTGAACTTGGTGATGATTTCATCAGAGTTGATCAGGAGTTGTACAAAAGTACAAACCTGATCACTAAGGTGGAATACCCTGCTGATGTTCGTGCAGGTGTACTTGAATTACTTAAGTGGGACATTAAGAATAGACCGAAAACAGGGGTCAAGTCTGAAACACTGTCAAGATACAGTGTGACTTACTTTGATCAAGACGCTAACAATCAAGTTATGGGCTATCCTGTTGCCTTACTTGGATTCTTAAAGCCTTATATAAAGGCTAGATTCTGATTATATGAGCGTTGGCGGTAACATTCAAGCATTGTTACAGGTAAAAAAGAACGGTGCTAAAAATGCCATAGGTGAGCGTGTAAACACATGGGTTGATTGTACATCAATCTTAGGTTGGTTGGACTTATCAACAGGTGATTCAAAGCATACAACTTTTTATGCCAAGGTTCAGGAAAGTACACACATTTTCTTGTGTGACTTTACCAACCTTAAGAATCTGTCAACTGATTGGGTTTGGAATCCATTCAGTTTTCTGACAGGTGTGATCAGTAAGACGGATGAACAGGAAACCGTTAATGTGACAAGTGACAATGCAAGAATGGTTGTAAATGGTGAAGTGTATGAAATCCTTCTGATTGATGACCCTATGAATATGCATGATCATTTAGAAATCTATTTAAGATTTATAGGGGGTCAGTAGTATGTCAGTTGAGTTTACAGATAACACAGCAAAAATTAAAGCTGCATTATCGGAAGGGGTTATTGGATTCCTTCACGAAGCAGGTGGTGAAATACAGGCACAGACCCAAAGAAACAGTAGGGTTGATACCGGACAAACAAAGGGGTCTTACAAATATATGGTTGATGAAGGAAAAGATGAATCAACTGTTGCTGTAGGTTCAGACCTTGAAAATGCGATTTGGGAAGAATTTGGTACTGGTGAATATGCACTGCATGGTGATGGAAGAAAAGGCGGTTGGGTTTATAAGAGTAAGAAAGACGGTAAATTTTACCATACTTACGGAAAAACACCACGACAACCACTCACGAAAGCATTTCAGAGTGTAGCCCCAAAGATAAAGAAACAGCTTGTAAATGTCATTAAACAGAATTTAGGGGGTTAATTATGGTTGATATGCTTGGTTTTATTTCTGATCAGCTTGATCAACTTGGTATTCCCTATGAATTTGGTGAATGGACAGGTGAAATTAGCTATCCTTACTTTGTCGGTTCGTTCAATGAAATTGAACACAGATTAGAGGACGGATATACAGGCGGTGTGTTTACACTTGACGGTTGGTCAAGGGGGTCAAAATTACCGCTTGCAGAAATAAATGACAAATTAAAAAAAGCATTTGAAGATTTAAGGGCAGTTCAGGAAGGAACTGCTTTTTTTATTACCTATTGGAACGGTTTAATGATTCCAACAGGTGAAGAAGATCTTTTTAGAATTACGATAACACTTAACACAAATGAGTGGAAAGGAGCATAAAAGAATGGGCTTAAAAAAGCATGGTATTACATCTGAAACTATCAAGAATATGATCTTGGGTGCAGGTGTCATTTACAAAAATCTTAAGTATGAGAAACCAAGCAATGGTTGGACTGGTACACCACTTGGTGCAACTTCCGGGGGTCTTAAGTTCAACTATGAGGCACAGTGGCTTGATGTTGAGGTGGACGGTGCAACGGTGCTGATCAAAGGTGTCAGTAAACAGAAGGTTGGTGAATCTGCCACACTTGAAGGTCAGATGACAGAACTTACAGAAGATATTCTTGTAAGTGCATTACACCTTGTAAAATCCACTTCCGAAGATACAACCTATGTCAAATATGTATCTAAGGAAAACATCACAGAAGCAGATTATCTTGAAAATGTTGCATATGTTGGAACACTTTCAAGCGGTAAAAATGTAATTATTATTTTACCGAACGCACTCTGCACAGAAGCGTTTGAACTGGAAACAAAGAACGCGGAACAGACAACATTTGCTGTCAAGTTTGAGTGTACAGCTGATCTTGAAAACGACAGCTTAAACAAGTTGGATATTGCTATTTACTATCCAAACGCTGTTGTGTAGGGGGGTGTGAATTATGCGAGTTGTAGTAGTAAGAGAATATACAGACAAGTACACAGGTGAAGGTCATGTGATCGGTGAAAAACTGGATATGACAGAAGAGAGATTTGCAGAAATTCAGGACAAAGGAATGTTTGTGGTTGATATTTCTGATGAAGTAGTGCAGCAGGAAACACCTGCTGTATCTGCTGAACAGGTAGAAGATCAGGAACAGGAAACAGCAAGTGAACAGACTGAACCTGTTGAACATGAAGAAACATCTGCACCAAAACAGGATAAACCTGCAAAAGGTGGTAGAAGAAACAGATCGAAAAAAGAAAGTGAGGATAAATAATCATGGCAGATTTCAGATTTAAGGATTTAACAGTTGATAACGCATTTGACTTTTGTGAGGTTCTTGCAGTTATCGGAGTAGAACAGGTTATTGGTGCATTTGACAAAGACGAGATTCAGCAGTTGCAGGAATCCGGTACAGATATGAAAGAAGTTGGTATTGTCATTGCTATGAAGGTGTGTGGCATTCTGATCAAGAACATTTCAAAGGCAAGAAATGAAATCTGTAAGTTTTTCGCTAACTGTATGGAGTGGGACAACGGTACAGCGGTTACTGTTGATGATGTGAAGAAATTCAAGCTGAAACAGTTTGTTGTCATGGTGAAAGATTTTGCTAAGAAAGATGATCTTATGGATTTTTTCGAGGGTGTTGCCGAATTAGTGGGTACGGAACAGAACGATTCGATGAATGCTGCAACCGTAGATATGGTAACCCCTACAGCTATTTAGATAAAGCAATCAGCCGGGGGAAATTAGACGCTACTGTTAGAACAGTCCTGAAACAGGACAATGAAGATAAACAGTGGGACTTATACTGTGCAATCACAGCAAACCCACTTGCTGATGATGTTGGAAATTTTGAAGAATTTAAACAGCGGTTTATGAGTAGAGCACCGAAAGGTGGAAATACTGAACAAACTGAACCGACAATGAACAATGCACAGATTAAGTTACAGGTGGAAAAAGCAAATAAAATTCTGAATGGATTCGTGCCACCGCTGAAAGGGGGTGGCTAATCGTTGGATATTTTTTCGTTGGTCGGAAAAATAACGATCAATTACGCTGATGCGGTGAACAACATTGAAAAAGTTTCAAAGTCTGCAAAGGACACAGCTGAAACACTGGAAGATGTTGATAAAAAGGCAGATGGTGCAGGTGATTCAGTAGAAGATGCCGGACAAGCTGCTAAGAATGCAGACAGTGGATTTACGACATGGAAAGCTACGCTTGCGAATTTAGCATCTACAGCAATCACAAAAGTAATTTCAGGATGTACACAGTTAGCTGAAAAAATGGCAGATGTGACAAAATCAGCGGTTGGCCACTATGCTGAATATGAACAGTTGGTTGGTGGTGTTGAAACACTATTCAAAGACAGTTCCGGTAAACTGATTGACTATGCTGAAAAGGCATATAAGACAGCCGGGATGAGTTCAAATCAGTACATGGACACAGCAACGTCATTTGCTGCTTCATTGATTCAGGGTCTTGGCGGTGATACTGCAAAAGCGGTTGAACTGACCAACCTTGCTATCACTGATATGTCAGATAATGCTAACAAGATGGGTACTGACATATGTTCTATACAGGACGCTTATCAGGGTTTTGCAAAGCAAAATTACACGATGTTGGATAACCTGAAACTTGGTTATGGTGGTACACAGTCTGAAATGATCAGATTGATAAATGATTCAGGTGTACTTGGTGAAAAGATTGAAAGTTTGGATAACGTAACGTTTGACCAAATGATTGAAGCTATTCACAAGATTCAGGATAACTTAGGTATAACCGGAACAACAGCACTTGAAGCAGGTACTACAATATCAGGTTCATGGAGTTCAGTACAGGCATTGTTTGAAAATATCCTTACAAAAGTAGGTTCAAAACTTGCACCTACTGTTATGGGATTTTTACAGCAGTTGTCAGACTGGATGGAAACAATAGATTGGGATGCGTTTGCAACGTCTGTCGGTGATGCCCTACAAAGGGTATTTGACTGGATTCAAAAAATTGATTTTACAACATTCTTTGAAAAAGGAATGGACGGTGTAACAGAGTTTATAGAGGGGCTTGGAGATTTTGCAACCAAAGCAATAGAAGTGATTGGTGATATACAGAGTTTTATTGATATCCTCATTACATTATCACCGATTATTTTAGGAGTTGTTACAACGCTTGGTTCACTGGCGGTTGCATTTAAAATCGGAGAGATCATTGACAGTGTGAAAACTGCAATGACCGGGTTATTTGCTGCAATGTCAGCTAATCCAATCGTTGCGGTGATTGCTATAATTGCAGGTCTTGTTGTGGCACTGGTAACCCTTTGGAATACAAACGAAGATTTTCGTAATGCAGTGACAGCTATATGGGATTCAATCAAAAATGTATGGGAATCAGTCAAAGAAGCGTTTGCAAATTTTGTTGCAGCTATTGGTGAGAAAATCGAAGCAGTTAAAGAGTTCTTTGGAAACCTGAAAGATGCTGCATCAGAGAAGTTTTCAGCAATGAAAGAAGTTGTTTCAGATAAGTTTTTACAGATCAAGGAAACAATGGGTACTACAATGCAGGCTGCAAAAGATACGGTGTCTGAAAAACTACAAAACATGAAAAATGCATATTTTGAACATGGCGGTGGAATTAAGGGAATTGCAGCAGCTGCAATGGAAGGTGTAAAAGGGTATTATTCAGCCGGGTACACATTCATTGATAATCTGACAGGTGGGAAATTGTCGGCAGTAGCCAATAAATTCAAGTCGAAAATGTCAGAAGCAAAACAGGCAGTTTCAAACAAGATATCAGAAATCAAAAATTCATTTTCAAATGGTCTCGGTAATGCCTATTCGACAGTTACTAATATACTTGGAAATATCAAGAATAAGTTTTCTAATATCATGGATTCAGCAAAGAACATTGTAAGTAACGCTATAAACAGAATTAAAAGTTTCTTCAATTTTTCATGGTCATTGCCACATTTGAAATTACCACACATTTCAATCAGTGGTTCTTTCAGCTTGACACCGCCAAGTGTACCGCACTTTGGTATTGACTGGTATAAGAAAGCAATGGACGATGGTATGATCATGAATCAGCCGACTATTTTCGGTTACAATGCTAAGTCAAATCAGTTCTTGGCAGGTGGTGAAGCCGGAAGTGAAACGGTTGTCGGAACACAAAGCCTTATGGATATGATCAGGGTAGCGGTTAATGAGGAAAACGCTTCATTACTGGAAAAACTTGACCGGATTCTTACAATCCTTGAAAGTTATATGCCTTTCATTCCACAGCTTGCGAACCTGAAACTGGTAACAGATACAGGAGTGCTTGCAGGTGAACTTGCCCCGGCAATGGATGAAGAACTTGGTAAGATTTTTGATAAGGAAGGGAGAAGATAAGCCTTGATTCAGGGTGTTACATTTGGAATTAAACACAGTTATGAAGATTTTGGGCTTATCCTTTCTTCAAAAGAAATCGGATTGCCTACACCTAAAACAGAATCAGTCAGTGTAATTGGTCGCAATGGTGACCTTGATCTGACTGATGCGTTGGGTGATGATGTGAAGTTTGAAAACAGGAAGTTATCATTTACTTTTTCCCTGTTAAATGGTGCAAGAGATTGGACTGCAACACTTTCCAATCTTTCCAACTATCTGCATGGTAAGAAGATGCGTATTGTTATGGACGCTGATAAAACTTTTTATTACTGGGGACGGTGTACAATCAATAAATTCAAAACAGATCGTACACTTGCCATTATCACAGTTGATTGTGATGTTGAACCGTACAAGATTGAAACAAATTCAGCAAGTGAACCGTGGCTGTGGGATGTATTCAGTTTTGTCAATGGTATTATCCATGTAAATGAAGTGAAAGTAAGCGGAAGTAAAAAAGTAAATCTGATTAATCGTGTCAAGATTGTATCACCGACATTTACCTGTTCAACAGCTATGAAGGTGACACACGAAGGTAATACTTATAGTTTACCTGCCGGGGAAACAACAGTTTATGATATTCGTTTACAGGAAGGTGATAACTATGTGACATTTACCGGAAACGGTACAGTCAAGATCAGTTACAGAGGGGGTTCATTGTAATGTACAGAGTATTATGTGATGGACTGCCTATTTATGATTTACGTGATGAAAACCTTGTTTTGATTGACCCTAAACTTGATTTAGAGGTCAACAAAGCAGGGTCTTTTAGTTTTAAGATGCCACCACAGCACCCACAATATGAATTACCGCAAAAAATGCTGTCATGCATTCAGGTATTTCAGGATGATGAAGAAGTGTTTAATGGCAGAATTACAGAATGTAAGATAGATTTTTATAATCGTAAATATTTTACTTGTGAAGGTCAGCTTGCATATCTGAATGATAGTATACAAAGACCTGCTGAATATCATGATATGACCGTCAGGGGTTATTTAGAATCACTGATTGCATCACATAATAAGCAGGTAAAAAAAGATAGACAGTTCAAGGTTGGTATTGTTACGGTAACAGATAATAATGATTCATTGTACAGGTACACGAATTACAACAGTACCATGAAAGAAATCAAGGAAGATTTGGTTGACGATCTTGGTGGTTATTTACGTGTAAGGAATGTCAATGGAACAGCTTATTTGGACTATATAAGTGATTATGACAATGTAAGTACACAAAGTATTGAGTTTGGTGAAAATCTGCTTGATTTCAGCAGAAATACAGATGTGTCAGATATTGCAACGGTATTTATTCCACTTGGTGCAAAACTGGAAGAAAGTCCAATAGCTGCACTTGAACAGCGGTTGACTATTGAAAGTGTAAATAATGGGTCTGATTCACTTGTGAATTTGGACGCTGTGAAGAAATTTGGTTATATAGCCAAAACTATTACTTGGGATGAAGTTACAACACCAAAAATGTTGTTATATAAGGCAAATAAGTACATTGCTGATTATCAGTGGGATAGTATGACACTGGAAGTAAACGCTGTTGATATGCATTGGACTGATGCAGATGTAGAACAGTTTAAACTTGGTGATAAAATTAAGGCACATTCTTCACTGCATGGACTTGATCGGTATTTCCCATTGTCGAAAATGTCAATACAGCTTAATAATCTATCCAGTAGTAAGTTCACACTTGGTACTGTAGTTAATGCAAGACTTACTTCAAGGTCACATACTATTTCAAATACTGCATCAAAGGCAGTTGAAACAATACCTGTACCGTCTGCCATAGTAAAACAGGCGGTTGATCAGGCAACAGCACTGATTACAGCAGCAACACATGGTCATGTGGTAACCACAGCCAACGAACAGTTAATCATGGACACTAACGATGTAAACACAGCCAGGAAGGTGTGGCGGTGGAATCTGAACGGTCTTGGTTATTCATCAACCGGGTACAATGGAATGTATAAGACAGCTATCACAATGGATGGTCAGATTGTCGGTGAACGGTTGGTTGGTGGTTCGGTATCTGCTGAAAAACTTGATATTACTTACAGGAATCAGGTTATAAAAGAAATAGCAGATGCAGAAGAATCAGCAAGATCAGATGCAGAAGATTACACTGACGGTGAGTTGAAAAAGTACTATACAAAAAGTGAAGTTGAAACAAGTATCAAAAACACTAAAGATTCTATACTGTTGTCTGCCAAAGAAACAGCTGAACAGTATGTTGATGGTAAACTAAAAAATTATTCAACGTCAGCACAGATTAAAGTCAAGACAGATTCGATTGAATCAGAAGTTAAGAAGAAGCTGAACAGTTCAGAGTTATCAACCAAGATTCAGCAAAATTCCTATGCAGTAAAAATTGCATGGAATAGTATCAGTAAATATATTCAATTTGAATATGGTGAAATGCGTATTTATGAGAGTACGACACAAAACAGTAACACACTGTTAATGTCAATGACCTCAACAGGTGCATGGTACTACTATAAAGGTGCAACCATCGGTAAAATCGGTACTAACGGTTGGTCAGGTGATTCAACTTTCAGGGGTCTGATGTTCGACTTACAGAACGGTGCTGACTATATGGGGTGGGGTTGTCAGGATTCACCCGGAAGTAACTATTATGTAAAACTCATATATTACGCAAATAACAGAAAAGAAAAGCAAGGATTACACGTAGGTACAAACACTTATGTGTGGGGGTATTTGAGATTTAATGAAAGTGCAGGATTTTATAATTATTCTGATAAAAGTATTAAACTATGGTCTGATAAAGATGTAAGCATTGGTAGTTCATCATCAACTTGCTGTACATTCACAGGTACATCTTTTCAGATTTACAACAACAGAAGTATTGATTTCTACAGTCCACTAAACTTACATGGTTGGGGCTACACCAATAATTCAGATGTTCGATTGAAAACTAATATCAAGGACACAGCAATCAGAGGTTTGGAAGTGGTGAACGCTATTGACCTTAAGGAATTTGACTGGATTCAGTCTGGTGAACATCAGGCTATAGGAATCATTGCACAGCAGATTCAAAGTTTTGCACCTGAACTTATTTCAGAAGATGCATCTGACGGACACTTGAAACTTAACACAGATAAACTTGTATACTACTGTATTAAAGCTATACAGGAATTATGTGAAAAAGAGGGAATGCGATACAGCAAACCTATTTATAAAGACCCTTACACTTATTTAGAAAAAAAGACGTTCATTGCAAAGATGCCAAGTCAAAAATATTTGGAATCTGAACCTTATGAGCGTGAACCTATTATTTTACCGAAAAGAAGGGAGTAATTACCATGAATGAAAATAATATGCCTTTGTCACTTATGATGGAGAACGCAAAAGGTGCAATGACGGACGCATTTAATCAGATCGTTGAGCAGTCAAACCTTCCGGCTTATTTGTTGGAAGGTATCGTTGCTGATCTTCTGTCTGAAATCCGAAAACAGAAAAACCTTGAATTGGTTTCTGATATGAACAGAATGAAACAGACTGAACACAGTGAACAGGAAGAAAAGAAAGAAGGTGCTGAATAATGGCAAACATACAGCCTTATATTGATCAGATTTTAAATGCAGTATATGGTGAAGAGGTAAGATCGTCTATTGTCAATGCACTTGAAAAAGTAAATGATGATAATAACTCTTACACTGATCTGAAAAAAGAAGTAATTGCTGCAAAGGATGCGGTTGATAAAGATGTTGATGCAGTACAGCAGAAACTTAATGCTGCAAGTACTGCATTAACTAATTTGCAAAATGCTACAAGTGCAGCTAATACAGCGAAAACCAATTTGCAGAACGCTACGAATACAGCCAATACCGCAAAATCAAATCTGACCAATGCAACAAGTACAGCGAATACCGCAAAAAGTAATGTTGAAGCAGCAACTAATGCTGCAAAAACAGCAATCAGCAATGCCAATGCAGCAAAGACAAATCTTGAAAAAGTAATTACAAGTGCAACAACTACACAGAGTAATTTACAGGGTGTAATTGATAATGCAAATCAGATTAAGGGTCAGTTGGATAGTTCCAACGCTACAGCGGTAACATCAAAGAAAAATCTTGATTCTGCAATTTCTGATGCAAGTGTAGCAAAAAGTCAGCTTCAGGAAGTAATTAACAGTGCAAGTTCAGTTAAAACTTCATTGTCTAATGTCATAAGTACAGCCAATACCGCAAAATCAAACCTTGATGCATCTGTTGCAACAGCTAATAATGTATTACAGTCACTAAGTGCGGAAAACGCAAGTGCTGCAAGTAATATTGATGAACTGAAAAGTGAAAACTTCAACAGTCAAGAAATTCTTTCAGGTGTGGCAGATATTCGTGCCTATTTGGGCATCACGGCTGATGATATTGTTGGTATTCAGGTCGATTACAAAAATAAAACATTCAAAAGACTTGCCGGAGCAGCCAATCTTACAAAAGGTTCTGATTTTGACAAGTTCACAATGTTTGGTGGTCGTAAACGCTGTAATGTTGCTGATGATGGTTCTATTGTAGCATGGTACGGTGACGCAGATTACAAAGAAGATGGTTCAATGGGTCAGGTAATGGTATATCAGCCAAAGTTCTATTATTTGGTGTGTCCTGTAGAGTATGACCCTATTGATACAGGCATTGGTTACCACTTAAGAAAGGCAAACTATTATGTGTCAGAAAAGCCACGTGCAGGTTTCAGACTTCACCCGGCATTCTACGATGCATCAGGAAATGAAATTGATTACTTCCTTACAAGTGCTTACGAAGGTAGTATTTACGATGCATCAGCAAGTGCATATCTGTTGAATGATGAACAGGTTATGAACACTGGTGAAGATAAGTTTTCATCAATCGCAGGTGCAAGACCTGCATCCGGTTCTTCACAGAACCTTACAAGACCGAATATTGAAGCAATGGCACAAAATCGTGGAACAAACTGGCATGGTGATCTGATTAAACAGGTATCTGCTGAACAGATGCTTATGATCATTGAAATGGGTATGATGAACTTACAGACCGCTATTGCACAGGGTGTTGTTTCCTTACCTTGGACTACAGGAAGTGACACAACAAGTTCATATGCAGCTGCAACCGGAAGTACAGCAAGCCTTGGAAATGGTACAGGTAGGGCAGAGAAAACAACCACTTATGAGGGTGGTGTTGCTAAAGAGTACACGGTTGACGGTAAGACTTCTGTATGTTGGAGAGGTAAAGAAAACTTTTGGGGCAACATTTGGAAATTTGTCTATGGTATCAATATTTGGGGCAATGGAAAAATGGGCGGTGGTCAGCCTTATATTTGTTCTGATTTCAGTTTTGCAGAATCAAAGAACAGTGGAAACTATGAACCTGCCGGATTCACAGTAACAAACGCAAACGGTTATATTTCAGCAATGGGGTATTCAACAGCTTGCGACTGGTTATTTATTGCGTCAGAATGCCTTGGTAACAGTTCATTACCTGTTGGTGATTACACATATATCACTGTCAACTTGAACGGTTACCGTATCGCTCTATTGGGCGGTGCTTGGAATAGTGGCGGTAATGCGGGCGGTTTCTATTGGTCTCTGGCTTACGGTGTTGGTCATCGTGCTCGGGGTATCGGGGGTCGCTTGGTATATATTCCAACACGTGATTCTGCTACTTATACCGCTGCAATCGAAGCATGGAAGCAGAAAATGGCAGCTTAAAATGTAACTTGTAAATTTAATTCATTAGGTTGAAAGAACTTCTGATATTTTCGTTATTTACCTGTAGCGGAAACCATTAAAAAATACAATCACTCAATTAGGCAGTAATTGGAATAATGGCAGTAATGCAGGCAGTTTCTATTGGAATCTGAATAACAGTGTTGGTAATCGTAATCGGAATATCAGGGGTCACTTAATAATTGCAAAACATAGCCGGGTGGAAACATCCGGCTATTTCTATAATACTGTGCGGTTCTTTCAACCATGCCACTAGGCAAAACAGAAAAATAGACGGTGCAGACAACCCAACTGGGAATACCGTCTTACTTACGAACAATAAGGAAAGGTCAACCGTATTTACCGGGCAGTAATGCCGACTGAAATTCGGATAATGCAAATACCAAGGAATGAAACGCTATGATCACTTATATGAAAAGATTTATGACCTTGAAAATTTAAGAAAAGCACACCAACACGCAAAGAAAGGAAAAGGTTGGTACAGAGAGGTTCAGGAGATTGATAAAGACCCTGACAAGTACCTGAAACAGATTCAGGAAATGCTTATCAACCACACTTACAAAACATCTGACTATGAGGTGTTTTATAAACAGGACGGTAAGAAGTTAAGGAAAATTTACAAACTGCCTTATTTCCCTGACAGAATTTGTCAGTGGGCTATCTTACAGGTTATTGAACCTTGTATCATCAATAACTTAACTGCTGACACCTATTCAGCAATACCAAACAGAGGTATACACAAGGGTCTGACAAAATTACAATCTGCAATGTGGAATGACCCGGAAGAATGCAGATATTGCTTAAAATTGGACGCAAGACACTATTATCAGTCAATCAACCACGATCTTCTGAAAGAGAAGTATTCAAGAATGTTCAATGATAATGAACTATTGTGGTTGTTAAATGAAATCATTGACAGTATTGAAACAGCAGAGATTGAGGACTTAACAGCAATCTATCTGTTGGAAGAAGATATTGACCCTGAAACTGGTATACCGATAGGCAACTACTTATCACAGTATTCAGGTAACTATTATTTTTCAAGTTTTGATCACTGGATAAAAGAACAGAAGCACGTTAAATACTACTTCCGTTATATGGATGATATGGTTATCTTTGGCAAGACAAAAGAAGAACTGTTTGCCTTGAAGAAAGAGATTGATATTTATTTCAGGAATGAACTGAAATTGAACATAAAAGAAAACTGGCAGGTGTTCCCATCGTATGTAAGAGGTGTTGACTTCTTAGGTTACAGAACATTTTACAAGTATACATTACTTAGAAAAAGCACCTGTTTGGAAATGGAAAAGAAAATGACCGCTATCAGGAACAAAGTGGAAGCCGGGAACATGATGAACTATTCAGAGTGGTGTTCAATCAATTCTTACAAAGGTTGGTTGAAATATGCTGACACCTTCCGGCTATATCAAAAGTATGTTGTACCGCTGTTACCTTATGCGGATGATTATTATATACGCAACATAAAACCAAGCACAAAGAAAGGATTGAAAGCATCATGATTGATTATGGAAAACAGAAAAGCACCGTCAGACCGGAAGAACTGGAACTGACGGAAACAAAAGTATTTGTCAGTTCCAACGTCACAGAAGTGAATGAAGATGAAACTGACGGACAGCCGGGATTTGTCGGATATGAATTTGACCTTATCGAGTATGACAAGGACGAATACATTAAAATTCAGGCAGAAAAGAATGCTGATCTTGAAAATGAAATTACACAGGCACAGATTGCTATGTGTGAAATCTATGAAATGATGGGATAAGAAAGAAGGTGTGAAGTATGGCAAAGATTTATGCATCACTAATCATTAAAGGTGTTAAAACACTGGACGATGTACCGGACAGACTGAAAGAAGCTGTCAAGGCTATTTTAGAGGGTGATAACTGATGATACGTCAGTTGATCATAAAAATTCTATTCAGAAAGGATGTGCAGACTATGGCAATTATCTATGCAACCCTGATCATTAAGGGTAAGAAAACATTTGCTGATGTTCCTGATCGTATCAAGGAGAAAGTGAAAGAAGTTTTGGTTGATCTTGATTGTCCTGAATTAGCAGAATAATCAATAGACAAGGAAATTATCACATACACGAAAACAACCGCCATATGACGATTATATAACGTCAAAAGCGGTTGTTTTTGCGTACAGAAAGGACAACAGACTATTGGAACAGTTTATTTATTCAACATACACGATTGTGTTACCGATCATTGTCACTGCCCTTATGGGATATGTGGTTTGGTTGCTGAAAAATCAAAAGAAAGACAGGGATGCAAACAGTAAAGGTACAATGCTTTTACTTAGGGTTCAGCTTATCGAATATCACGATAAGTACATGATGTTGGGTGATATTCCATCATACGCTTATGAAAATTTTATGGAAATGTACGATGCATACCACGCTTTAGGTGGTAATGGAATGATCACAAAAATGATGCATGAGATTGAAGAATTACATTTGAAAAAGAAAGAGGTATAAACATGAAAAATATTAACTGGGTTGTAAGAATTAAAAACAAAGCGTTTTGGGTTGCACTGATTCCTGCTGTACTGCTTCTGATTCAGGTCATTGCAGCAGTGTTTGGTTATACCCTTGATCTTGGTGACCTTGGTAACAAACTGCTTGATGTAGTCAATGCAGTATTTGCGGTGCTTGTGATTCTTGGTGTTATAACTGATCCGACAACCAAAGGTATTACTGACAGTGATCAGGCACTTACTTATACAGAACCGAAGAAATAATGAAGGGAGAAGATAATTATGAGTAAGTTAATCATTGATGTAAGTTATCATAACGGAGTTATTAACTGGGAAAAAGTGAAAGCATCCGGTTGTGCCGGAGCTATTCTTAGATGCGGATATGGAGATGATATCACATCACAGGATGATAAGCAGTGGATTCGCAACCTTTCAGAATGCGAAAGACTTGGTATTCCGGTTGGAGTCTACTTATACAGCTATGCAACTTGCGACAGACAGGCACAGAGTGAACTTGATCACATCTTGAGATTGATTAAAGGACATACATTCCAGTTGCCGATTTTTATCGATGTAGAAGAGCCGGGAACACAGCACTATGCTCCTAGATGCTGTGAAATCGTCTGTGAAGGACTTAAGGTAAATGGATATACTCCTGGAATCTACGCTTCACTTAGTTGGTTCAACAACCATCTTAGTAGTGTACGTGGCAAGTACATTGAATGGATGGCAAGATACAAGAATCTTCCGGAAGATACATACAAGGGTCAGTACGCAATTTGGCAGTATTCTTCCGATGGACAAGTTGATGGTGTCAACGGAAGAGTTGATGTCAACTATTGCTACATGGAATTCGGTGGCAGTGCTACACCAGTAACACCGTCAACACCTTCTAAACCGGCAGAAAAGAAAGATTTAGGACAGGTCGATATTACATATCAGGCTTTCACAGACAGATGGTTGCCACCAGTGGTGAATAAAATCGACTGGGCTGGAAAAGGTGATAATGTTTCGATTAAGTGGCTTGCTATCAAGGTAAGCAAAGGAAGTATTCGCTGTAGGGTATATACAAGAAAGAATGGTTGGCTTCCGTACCTTACATTCGGCAACAGCTATGATCTGAATGACAAGGTAAATGGAATCCTCGGAGATGGTTCAGAGATTCTTGCTATTGAGTTGTATTACATCACACCAGATGGATATAAGTACAAGATGGTTCACTACAGAGTATCTGTTAGAGATAACTCAAACTTCTACAGTGAGCAGATCGATACACTGAACGCTAGTGGCATGGACGGATTCGCAGGGGATAAGAAGAGATTCGTGGACAAGTTCCAAGCATGGATTGAGTAAATGTTTAAAGGCTACGTGTAAAAGCGTAGTCTTTTTTATTTGCAGAAAATGTTCATATCTATTATAATCATGTTCGTATAAGAATAATTGGAAGGAATAATAAAAATAAGGGAATATAGTGAATTGACCGCCTGAAAGCAGCAGGTTACAGTCCTACAGCTGTACAGAAAAGGGTCAACGAATTAGTATAACAGATGGTTCAGTGGTGGCATTGCCACCGACTTGCCACCATTGCAGACATACAACACAAGAACGCACAAGGCGGTAAAGTCTGAACTATTAAAAAATACTTGATTTTATAGGCTATTTGAGAATGTACAAAGCTGTACAAGGATTTAAAAACAGAACACTTAACAAACGGTTCATGTGGAGACTGTATGTTTATTGTCCAAACTCCACGAAGCGAAGCATCATGTGAATGTGAGACTTG